CTATAACCATAAGGCCCATATATTGGATTTCCATCATATGCCCAACCAACTATTGGAGAGTGTCCTGTGATTGGATCTGGGTCATTGAATTGACTACTGTATAGTGATGTGCTATATCCTACAACCGCATACTGAAGATTAGTTTCAGATTCTCTCAATAATATTTCATCATCAAATCTTTCTAAGTTATTTACAGTCAATTCTCTCACCGATGGTTCAAATATTTGCCCTGAACCTGCTGGTATGACGTTTACAGTTGGTGAGTCACTATATCCTATACCTGCATTGATAATTTTTACATCTGTTATAACTCCAGTGCTTGTGTCAACAACTGGTCTTAGTTTAGCTCCGACACCAGTGCCTACACCAACTAATTCCAAATCTGGGGGTGAAAAATACTCCTTACCACCATATCTGACATCTACAAATGAAATTCTTCCTTTAGATGCTATAACTTTTAATTCGGCAACTTTTCCTGTTTTTGTTATAACTCCGGGTTTTTTCTCAAAATTTAATATGTCAGATCCGTAGTTAGTACCAGATTCGTACAAATAATTTTGTATTATCGATCCACGAACAACTGGTGTAATTACAAGATCACCTGTACGTGTAAAAGTTGTTGGAGAATATACTGCACTGATATTCAATTCTATAGGAGGATAAGAAAATTCCTGTAAACCTGTTCCTGTTGATGTAATTTTAACATAATCATTTCTATCATAATCAGATGTATCGGTGCCAGCTGCCCCCGCATTTGCTACTCTAAATGAGTTACTATCTAATTTGATTACCTTGTAACGAGTTGATGAACTCAATCCTGAAATAACAGTACCACCGGCAGCAAAATTGTAAGTGATTACCTCACCACTTTCAAATCCATGATTTGTGAAGTTAATGGTATTTTCTATAGTTGATATATTAGATGGTCTTACGATTAATTTTCTATTTGTATAGTTAGAACCCTGATCCTCAATATAAACTGAACGTAAGAATTTTTTCTTTTCTAATGTTTTGAATATATGAGTTCCTTGTGTGTTTATTGTTGTAAATCCAACAGTGTTGATACCAGCATTAAAATCATTAATATTGTCATATAATTTAATAGATGAAATACCGACAACTTCAGGATAATAAACTGATCCATTTGATAAGAATTTATTTTGATCAGTATTAGATCCACTAAAAATACCAACACCTAATGATGAGTTTTCATTGTTGTCGTATACTAAAGGTTCACCATTCAATAAATTATGAGGTTCACTGAACATGAGTTGATTATGTAAAACATCTATACCACCCCTTACCGCAGTAGTTCTTCCATCAAACTTAATTTCTCTGAATCTTCTACGAACAACTGGTTTTAAAACTGCCCCTGTACCATTACCACCAGATATTGTAACTGAAAGGACATCTTCAATATCAAAACCTTGTTGATCAACCAATACCTCCTTTAAATCTCCTTTTACAACGGGCTGCACTAATGCTGTTACACCTGATCCTGCTTGAGGAATAGTTATTGATGGAAGATTGATAACGTCGAAATTTAAACCACCATTTAAAACTTTTACGTCTGTTAAAGGGCCATAGTAAATTTTGTCCTCTGATTTGTAGTTTGTTATCTCAACACCATTGACTAATATACCAGTCGCACCGGACTCTGTAGGATTTGAATTACCTGACTGTATATTTGCTTCAGCAGGAAACTTTTTAAGTATTTTTTGAACACCTATTTCTTCATTTTTATGTCTCAACAATACAAAACTATGCTCAGTTGTAACTGATATTCTAGATGAATTTGCGATAGGTGCAGTTGTAAGACCAACAATTGTAAGAATTTTATTTTGAGAATCTACAGAACTGATTGTTGTAATACCAGAATTGGGTATATCCGTACCCGAAACAGTATCCCCTACTTGAATATTTTCAACAGAATCAACTTTAATAGTGTTAACACCTACTGCAACTGCTGGTTCTGAAATTATAAAGTTAGGAACTTCTGTAAAAAACTGTCCACCACTAATTGAAATACTTGTAATTCCACTGTTAGTAATTGTGGTTGTAAATGAAACTGTGCTTGAATCAGCAGTTGATCCACCACCAACAACTGTAATAGATGGAGCAGCGTTATATCCCGTCCCAGAGTCTTCAATTGTCAAAGAACCGGTTAGAGTTCCACCCAAACCTATATTTGATGTTGATCCAACACCAGTAGCAGCGGTTCCTTGATTGACTAAAATTACTATCTCACCATTTGTAAATTCAAGATTATCATCTATAGGAATGAATGATCTTGATGAATATAACTTAATTTGGTTGTTAGGTGTTAATTTTTTTACATAATAAACTCCTTCCTCTAATCCACCTAGTACTAAATTTGGGTTTTCAGGTTTATAGAAAACTGAATCACCTGTGATAAATCTTGTATTTGTTGGGAATGATATTATTGAATATTTTTGACTTACATTATTAAAACCTTGAACGTTAATACCTGCAGAACTAGGGATAGTACTTTTAAAGACAGTTTCCTGTATATCATATGACGGTAACGAAGTTGAAGCTACATAATATTCAACATCATCTCTGTTATATACGTTTTGTACGTTCGCTGTGACTACATCATTACCATACTGAATAGCTGATGTGGTGCTAAATGCTCTATCTAGTTTTCTACGTATATCATAATCAATATTTGGTAAAATAGTAAATGACTGTCCACCAAGATTGAATTTTACTTGATTATTCTGTGTAAGATCTGTTATTATGGCATCTGATACCTCAACTTGCTGATCACCACCCCTCCTTATAATATCAACCTTATCACCAATCTTTAAATTTGATTTATCAGGTGTTGATGATAAAAATGCAGTACCAATCCCAGAAAAACTACTTATTTGAAAAGTGCATGATGTATTGTATATCCATGAATTAAAAAATGTTTCTTTTTTATTCTTTACCTCTGGATTTGGTACAACCTCGCCTAAATTTTTAACAGAAATAAGTTCACCTTCAGTTGTTACACTTGATGTTGATGAAGGAATAACCTCAAAATTTGATAATACCCCTGTGATTCTTAATTCTACTTTTTTTGTAATATCTCCGTTTTCATATCCAAAATAAATTTCATCAGATCTAATATCATCAGTTGTTAATATGGATGTCGTAATGCCTGTGCAATTTAAGAACTGGTTAACAGTCTTATCAGTGTATGTGATTGTGTTGATACCAGATACAATCGTACCAGCGGTACCGAACCCTACAGTCGAATCTACGGTGATTACAGATGATCCTGCAGACACGTTACCTATAACTTTTGATTTTCCGGGTATTGTAAATGTTCCCTTAATACCACTTCTATCATTATATCCTACAAATAGACTTAATTTATAATATGTTTTTCTATTTCTTGTAATTACTTCAACTTCTGATATTGATGCACTTGTCTGATCATCGGTAGATTTTGTAATTGTCTGACCTAAAAGTTTATTTGGATCACCACTTATAACCTCAGTCAATACTATTTCTCTGCGAATATACTCAGCACCTGATGGTTTAATAAGTAACTCCTCTAAGTCAACTATTTTTGGTGTAACACCATATAACACATTGAATAATATACGGAATGATTCTGCAGTTCCTTTTGATCCATAGAGAGATTTAGACTCTTTTATGAAATTACTTACATCAATTTGTGGAACAAACTTAGTGTCTTCTAGGCCTGGAGTTAGAGATGACTTAACTTTTTTATAAAATTCTTGTAAAAAGCGAACGCTTAAATTATTTACTACAGATCCTGTTGAATGTGTATCACTTATAGTTGATTCAAATACTAATTCACCGGGATTGTTTGGATCTGTGTATGATGATATACCACTAAATCCTCTTATACACCCTGTAAATGTATTAGTTGTTAATCCAGTATAACTTATGATTTCATTATCAATTTTTAGTAATCCATATTGATCAGGAAATCCTTTAGTGGATGATACCTCAATTGTTTCACTAATTGTAGTAATACCAGTGGATAATGTGGTAACTCCTACAATAACCTCTGGTGTAAGGTTATCTAGTTTAAGGTATTGATCTAAATTATCACTTATATCTACAACACCACCACGATGTTCTTGAGAAATATAATATTGTCTTAAAAAGTCAACAGTCTTTGGACTTTCTGAGAGAATATACTCAGGAAGTTGACTTTCGATTACTTGTTGAACTTGTATACGTTTTTCGATTCCAGTTCCTATCATTTTATGACCTGTTTAGTTCTCCGTTTGAGTATGATGATGTGACTTTATATCCGACACCAGAAATTTGTTCACCAGATGTAATTGTATCCTTAACCATATTTATGGAGCTACTGGGGATGTTAAAATCTAAATATAGATCTTGTAATCCTATGACATCATTAGATTCTGGGAATGCTTGAACCTCTACGATGTTATTAATCTTTTCAGTTTCAGTTATATTAATAGTGGTTAAATTGACCTCTCCATGAACGTAATCAACTGTTCCAGCTGATTTAATAACGACTATATTTGTTCCACTCTGTGCATCCTTTCTTACGATTGAAATAACTCCAGTTTTCATGTCAGCGTTTGGAGTATCAGTTATATAAACGGTGTTAGTGTTACCTTGTATTTTAAATCCTGTGCTCTTTATATTCAATCCACCGGGTTTTACATTAAACTGATTACCAAAACATAATTCATACTGTGCAAATTGATTTAATAGTGCATTTAAGTTTCTTCGTATTTTAACTCTTGTAATGTTAGATGATATTGATCTATCAATGTTGTCAATCACATTCAATACCTTACTATACTTAAATCTACCACCAAAACGGTTTACGTCACCAGATCTAGAGTATGTTGTGAGGGCATTAGTAATTTTTGTCCTTAAGTCATTAACATTTGAAACAGCAGTAGAGTTGTAGTATATAAATGATTCAACTTCAACATAGAGAACTTGTAAATCAACTATCTGTTGATTGATACCTGTTAATGAATAACTTTTAAGTTTTTGTAAAATTTGTGTTTTATCAAAGTCCGATACAAAATCACCGTTTTTAGGTTTAATAGTAATAAAAACTGTACCAAACTGAGGGGGATCTAACTCCTCACCACCAACTACTGATACACTCTCAGTGTTAGGGTATACTGTTTGTATAATTGACTCGTAATCCCTTGCTGTAACTGCTCTATACTGTGCTGAGTAAAGTCTAGGAGCAAAATACTTTATAGAGTCAAGAGATTCTATATCACCTCCATTGGAGGCAGCCTGAATAGTGTCTACAGTAGGAACTGTGGAAGGAACTATAATACTTGCAGGAAGAGTTGATACTGCTTCATCTTTATCAGTAAAACTACCAGCAAATGTAAAAACTCTAGGGCCATTGCCAGCAGCACCAGAAGTAACTATGTATTGAACTGTTATCTCAGATCCATCTTCTAATTTTTTACCGAATGTACCATCTCCAAAAAGTAATTCATATTTTTCATCTTGTATCTCTTGAATCAAATATGTCTCTGATACAGAAGTTACGTTAACAATATTGTCTATTATCTTATACTGCTTACCTAAACCGGGATCTGCAGCACCTCTGACGTAAACTACGATTGATGAAGTATCAATATTTGAATTATCAAGAATAAATCTTTGTTCTAATGAACCATCAACAGTGAACTTAGATGTTAAATATTGCCCCTCTAATATGTTTATAGGTTGTTGAGTTGTGCCAAATTGTGCGAGACCATTATTTACTGTAGTGGTTATACTCTCTGATATAGAAAATACAAAATCAGTGTCATCTTGAGTTCCTACACACACTAAACCGGGTTGTAGTGTAATTGTTGGACTACTTGTATTAGTTGAAACTTGAAACTTTACAGACGCTCTGGCTGCTGTTTTAGACCTTGGTACATATCCAATATTCCTTGCAAGTGATACCACGTTCTCTCTTAGTGTTGCAGAATCAAGGAATGATTCGTTGACAACTAAATTTGAGTTAAACGCTGAGATATAAGTGTTATATGCGAGTGTGTCAATCAATACAGAGAAGTTAGATCCTTCAAAATCAAAGTCCGTGAAGTTTGTATTTGCTCGAAGGTAATCTTTAATCTGTTGTTTTATCTGATCAAAGTCTAAATTTGTGAATTTTGTGAAAGGCATTATCTTGTTGCTTGTAATATGAATGTAAAGTCTTGTGCTGGAAACTCTTGACCAATAATGTCAAATAATACATTCACTTCAAATTCATTCTGATCTGGTTTAGGATTGACATTCACTTGTAAATTATCAACTCTAGGTTCAAAGTTTTGTATTGCAATCGTTATCTGATCTTCAATAGCAGACGCTGTACCAAAGTCTATAAAGTTATCAAATAGTAAATTACGTACATCAGAACCTAATATTGAATTAAAAAACCTCTCCGTAGGTATTGTTTGCACAATATTTCTCACAGACCTCTTGATTGCGTTTTCATTACGCAACACAGTAAGATCTTTTGTGACAGGATGAGGTTCAAAAGACAAATTTATGTCTTTAAATGCTCTTGATATACGTTTTACTGCCATTTAACAGAGTTTTTTTATTATTTATA